GCCCCGTTGAGCCGGGCGGCGTCTCAGGATCCGGTGGCAGATGCCAAGGCCAAGCGCAAGCCCCCGGTGGATGCAGCGCCCACGACGCTGGCGCAGGTGCCGGGCTCAGATGGCCCGGGCGACGTGAGCGACGAGTTCTCTGATGTGCTGGCATTGGACGGACTGGAGTTTGAAGAGGCCATTGCCCGCATGTCGCCGGCCCAACGAGAGAAGTTTCTGCGAGGCCGCTGATGCCTGATTCCAAGCATTCCAGCGTGATCCTTGACATCCGGCCAGGCGAGTCCATCCGGGTGTCGGATCTGGTGGTGGTGCAGCTACTTCACAAGAGCGGCCACCTGTCGCGCTTGCGGATCACGGCCCCGCGCGAGATGCCCATCAAGATGCAGAGCGGACCGCCCTGTGTCGTGCCAAGCATGACAACCTTGGAACCTAGCTGAAAAGCTAATCGCAGTGTGAGCGCATGAGGTGCTCCAAAAAAGTGCCAACTTTTAAGGAGTATCCAAAATGGCCAGGACTATCATTGGCGTGAATGACGCCAAGGCTGTCAAGAAGTGGGCGGGCCTGCTCGCTTATGACACCAGTCAAAAGAGCTACTTCAACCAGCGCTTCATGAAGCGCGGGGCCGAGGCCGAGGTGCCCATCCAGATCCTGACCGATCTGGAGTCGGACGCCGGCGAGCAGATCAACTACGACCTGCTGGCCGAGCTCCGTATGGCGCCGGTCGAGGGCGAAGAGATCCTTGAGGGCAAGGAAGAAGCCCAGCGCTTCTACACCGACCAGATCTACATCGACCAGGCCCGTTGCGGTGTGAACACCGGCGGCCGCATGACCCGCAAGCGCACGTTGCACGACCTGCGCGAGAAGGCTAAGCGCCAGCAGTCGAACTGGTGGGCGCGCTTCATGGATGAACTGCTGTTCATCTACCTGTCGGGCGCCCGGGGTATCAACCCGAACTTCCTGCTGCCGCTGAACTACACCGGCCGCGCCAACAACCCGCTGTCGGCCCCGACCAGCAACCATGTGCTGTACGGCAACGACGCCACCGCGTTCAACAACATCGACGCGAACGACAAGTTCGACCTGCGTCTGATCGACCGCGCCAAGACCAAGGCGGACTCTCAGGGCGGCGGCGCGACCGGCATCCCGGTCCTGCAACCCTGCAAGATCGACGGCGCCGAGACCTTCGTGTGCGTGATGCACACCTTCCAGGAGGACGATCTGCGGTCGAACACCAACACCGGCCAGTGGCTCGACATCCAGAAGGCCGCTGCCGGTGCCGAGGGTCGCAACAACCCGATGTTCAAGGGCTCGCTGGGCATGTACCGCGGCGTGATCCTGCACAGCCACCGCAACGTCATCCGCTTCAACAACGCGGGCGCCGGTGCCAACGTGGAAGCGGCTCGCGCGCTGTTCCTGGGCGCTCAGGCGGCGGTGGTGGCGTTCGGTTCGCCGGGGACCAACCTGCGCTTTGACTGGCACGAGGAAACCCGCGACAACGGCGACAAGGTGGTCATCACCACGTCCAGCATCTTCGGCGTGAAGAAGGTGACCTGGAACATCGACGGCACGAACAATGACTTCGGCGTGTTCGCGCTCGATACCGCTGCGGCCTCCCGCTGATGCACTAAAGGAGAACTGACATGCCTTTTTCCGCTTCTGCCCGTGCCTCGGCCGGCTTCCTGACTGGGCGCAACCCGGTTGACACCCCGTCGAACATCAATCTGGCTGCCGAGCGGTTCACCGTGAACCTGACCACGGCCGACCTGGCGCTGAACTCCATCGGCGCGGTGGGCATCCTGCCGGCCGGCGCGGTCCCCATGTTTGTGGAGATCGATTCGACCCGCCTGGATACCAACGGCACGCCGACCCTGGCGTTCAGCCTTGGCGTTGTGAACGACGCCGAGACCGCGATCTCGACGGCCGCCGCTGACGGCGGCGCCGCTTGGCTGACTGGGCGCACCGAGGGCCGTGCTGCCGGCGTATCGGTCTCTGGGCTTCTGACCAGCGCTGCGCTGCGCTCGGTGCAGCCGTCCCAGGTGGACCGCAAGATCGGCGTGCAGTTTACGGGCGCCGCTGCGACCGCTCAGGCCGGGACCATCGGCGTGACCGTGTACTTCCGGATGGTGTGATCCGGTTGTCTCCGTGGGATGGGCGCTATGCGCCATTGTGGGGGCGGCCGGACTGACCGCCCCCTTTTCTTTGAAGGAAAGCCGTGAAGCTGCAAACCAACATCCCCCCGCGCCGCGATGGCACGGTGACTGTTCTTGGCCAGGACCGCCAAACCTATGTGTTTGCGGCGGACGACGAGGGCCTTCTTTCTGCGGACGTGGCCGACGAGGCGACGGTGGCCGCGCTGCTGGCGACGGGCCACTTCTGGCCTGCCGATGCCGACGATGCCGAGCAGGCGCTTGCGCTGGTGAAGCAGGCGCAGGGCGACGACGAGGACGACGAGGACGACGAGGACGAGCCCGAGGGCGGGCTGCCGGTGGAGGCCAACACCCCGCCGAAGCGCCGCGGCCGTGCCCGCAAGGCGGAGTAAGCCGTGGCGACCTGGGATCTTTGGTTTCCTGATGTCCTGGTGCATGCCAAGCAGGCGCCGGATCCCACGGTGCGCCAGGCGATTTGTCGCTCGGCGCGCGAGTTCATGCGTCGCACGCGCGTCTGGACGGAGTGGTTGCAGCCAGTGGCCACGACGGCCGGGCAGGGCGTGTCCTACACCTTGGCCCTGCCTCCCGATAGCCAGCCTGTGCGCCTGGAGCGCATGACGGCGGGCGGCCGGCCCGCCGACATTGCCAACGCCTGGGTCGAGCCCGCTGACTGGACGCAGTGGCCGGAAGGGCCGCGCACGCTGATTTCTTCCGATCTGGCGACCTACGTGCTGCGCGGTGACTGGGCGGCCGGCGAGGAAGTGCAGGTTCAGGTGTCACTGATGCCGACGCTGGGCGCCCTTGGTATTCCTGACCCGCTGGCCGAGCGGCACCTGGAGGCGATCGCCGCGGGTGCGAAGTCGATTCTGCTGGCCATGCCGGATTTCCTCGCGCCGGAACTTGCCGCCGCCTACCGCATGCAGTTTGACCAGGCGATCGCGGCCGCCTCGATCGACCGATTCCGCGGGCACACCAGCCAGATCCCGCGCGCATCCGTGAAGTGGTTCTAAAGGAGTTTTGACATGCCCATCACCGCCCAATCCATCATCCGCCGCTGCATCGAGACGCTGCAAGACAACACCTCGGTTCGGTGGCCGGTCAACGAACTGGTGCGCTACCTGAACGACGGGCAGCGCGAAGTGGTGCTGCACCGCCCGGACGCGATGGTGACCAGCGCCACCGTGACCTGCGTGCCCGGAACCAAGCAAACCCTGCCAGCCAACGGGGCCAAGCTGATCGAGGTGGTCCGCAACGCCCGCGCCGCAGGCACCAAGCGGGCCGTCCGCATGGTCAACCGCGAGATTCTGGACGCCCAGACGCCGGGGTGGCACGCCATTGCCGGGGCGGATGACGTGCTGCACTTCATGTACGACCCGCGCGACCCGCGCGTGTTCTACGTCTATCCGCCCGCCACCGCAGCGACACAACTGGACATCGTCTACGCCGCGTACCCGGCTGACATCGCCGAGCCGGCGGACGGAGCGCTCTTCACTGCTGTGACGGGCAACATCAGCCTGCCGGACATCTACGGCAACGCGTTGCAGGACTACATCCTGTACCGCGCTTACAGCAAGGACAGCGAGTACGCGGGCAACGCGCAGCGGGCGCAGGCCCACTACGCCGCCTTCGCCAACGCGCTGGGCATCGAGATCAAGGCGACCATCGCCGTGGCGCCGAACCCTGTGGGTAACCCGAATCGCAACCCACTTCAGATTCCAGGGTAAGGAGTAAACCATGTCAAAAAGCGACGTTTTTGAAAATCAACTGCTGCGGCTCATCTTCAACGGCACGCCTATCGCGAATCTGGCGGATAACGCAGCAACTGCACCGCTTACGATGCTGTACGTGGCGCTTCATACAGCCGACCCAGGCGAAAG